GTTTGACTGATTTGAATAGAACGTAAACAGCCTGTATCTCGGACTAGGCGTTCACGCCCATCATTAATATAATCAGTAAGCTCAGAATCAGTGTAAAAATTACCATTTGCGTCATGCAATAATCTGCGTACTTCTGTAATGTATCCGCCAAGGGTCTGAGCCATTTAAACTCCATAAAAAAAATTATCGCACAGTCAGGAGTTTTCCCCTCCCTTTCTTCTGTGTCTTCACACCAGAAGATCGGGAAGGAAATTCGTCCACCACTGGGGATAACAAGTGGTTTTGTTTTGGAGGCTCGGTTGTTATTAAAATCTTTTCAAGAATCTTTAATCCTTCTGGGATTTCGTTTCTTGTCTTAACAATGCCTAGCCTTGCCATGTAATGTTCTTTATCATCATCTTGATAACCAAATATGTGACGAGCAGCGGCTTCAGATACTTCAACAGTTACACCGACAGGAAACTTGATGAGTTCAAAGTTGTACTCAGATTCCAACGGTCTATTCCATTGGTTCGTCACATAAACAGTTGTCATAATGTTACAACGTCACCAAAAACAGTAATGTCGCAAGTTTCGCTTGCAACAGCCGTATTTACCAACAAGTACAGCGCACCAGCTGAATAAACAGTGGTGGCTGTATCTGATGCAAGAGTTAAATCTTGATACGTTGTTGTGCTAGACACATTAGCTAACACCGTTGCAGAAGCAACAGAATTTGATGTATTACCATCATCTGTTGTTAATACTGCTACGTTTGCTGAGCTAATATCTCCACTTGCGTTAGCTACGGTAATTTGGCGAACAATATAAGATGAACCTTGTGTAATCGGAATCGTCACCACAGCGTTGCCAGTTGAACCGACAGACGCTGCTTGAACTTTGCCTAAAGCAATGCTATTAAAACGATCCGGGTATAAGGCACCAACATGATTCGCTATCATACCGTATCTCCTTAAGTGTTATAAGTGCCGCTTACTGCTAAACCACCGTTAGTAGCTAACAATGTTACAGAAATTGTGCCAGATGCTGCGGTCGCAAACACGTTTTGACCGTCAGAAATCACAACACCACCTGTATTGTTTGCCATAACTGTAGCCACAGTTGTACCGTTATTTGCAGTCACTGTAACGTTCGCTGTTGGGAACATCACATATACGCCTGCAGGGATAACAGTACCACCTGTTGAAGCAGAAACAGTTGTTGTTTGAAAATAGGCTGCTGCCGTATTGGTATCAGTACCTGTGACTAAAATTTTATTGGTTGCTAATGACATAACTTATTCTCCTTAAATTGTTAATGAGTTATATCCAGTAACCTTAGTCATGGATTTAGGTTTCGTATTCACCAATTCCGCAATAGTTAATACTGCGCCCACGTAGCCAATTTGCCAGTTCGGTAATGTAGATTCAAAACCTGTAAATACAAATGAACCTTGTTCATGGATATACAATGATAAATAATTTGTATTCAAGAAATACACTGTACCTTCTGGGCAGTATGGGTCTGGATAGATTGGCACACCAGCGACCATTAAAGCTCTAAATGCAGCTTGTGGTCCGTCAGTTGAATCACTGAATCCAGAACCTGGAGTGATTACATACTGTTCTTGACCAACATAATCTTGAGCTAATAATGTCCAAGTACCAAAACCACACACACCAAAGCTAGGTACTTCAGCACTGTTTTTAACAGTTCCTGAAATGTACTGTAAAATGTTTTGACGTGTAGGATTTACAGAACCTGCAGCATACGCCTTAGATTTCCACCAAGTATATGTAGAACGATCAATGTTACCGTAGGTACCAGAATCGCTCACAGCTGCTGGCAAGCCAGTAAACTGTTGTGTATTACTTGTGTTATTGTACAATGAAGTCGCCATCGCATCCATCATTACGTTGGTTGCATCATTCATCCTAGCTTCAATCAATGGAATCACTGCTGCGTCTTGCTGTACTGCGCCTTCCATACCGAGGAAAGGAACAGGAGCAATCATCAATTTCAAGTTGAACTCAGCATTGTATGCACCTTGTTGTACAGATGGTTGATTAAAAGAACCACTGTAATCAGACCATTGTGCATTTACAAATTGAGAACCTTGAACAGGAACCGTTACTGAAGAAACACCACCAGAAGCTTGTTGACTGTTAGCAATCAACGCTGCCATTAATGGGGTGCTGTTATAAAGTTGTACGACCAGCTTTGGAATAAACGCTCTACGAGTGACGTATGTCAACTCCGTTAATTGTGTTGAACCTGAAGCCGGAAGAATACCACCACCTATAGCCATAGTTTATCTCCGTTTATAATTATATCCCCTTTACTCAATTTAAAGTCCAATGGGCTTAGGATTTTTTCTAAGCTCGTTTAGTGCTTTAAATGCCTCGTCCCTAGCACCTGCAGTAGGATTTTTCCAATATTTAGAAAGATCAAACTTGCTAATTGCTGAAGGATTGTAACTCGTATTTGGAGTAGGCGCATCAGATTGACGCATCCACTTCCAGTATTCCGCTGCTGTTTCGTGATTAGGAATATTTTTTTCCAACATCACTTTTTCGATGGCTTCAATATCTTTATCGTCACTCGCCAAACCTTTTTTAAATAAGTCTTGACGTCTGTCTTTTAATTTATCGACGGCATCGCGTTCGCGTAATTTTTGTTCTAATTGTTCTACTCGATCATAAGCCTTAGAGACTGCATTTGTTGTCGCATCCTCAATCTCTAATTCAGGAATCGGTAAATCTGGCTTAGCTTTTTTAGTTAAACGTAGAAAATCTTTACGAGTTTCTGGATTTTCCGCTAATTGTTTAGCTAAAGCTGCTAGCTCGTTTCGTTGCTCAACAGGTAAGTCTTCTAAGCTCATCATCATCCCCTATAAAATTAAATTACTTTTCTACCATCACCTGGTTTTTGCACAGCCATTTTATTTTTTGGACCAGTTTTTGCTGCACCGTCTAATCCGCCAAACTCTGCATAACGAGGTGTGTTTACGATCTGACCATTTTGCTGATTGTTATCAGTTGGTCTTCTTGGAGCGCCTGCCGCTCTCGGTTTAAATAAATCCATGGTTTTACTCCTATAAAAGTTAAATAGCTCCTGGTGCTGCGGGTAAGCCTGCAGGACCTCCCATTCCAGGAATTTGTGGCGCGGCTGCTAATGCTTTACTCTCAGGTGTTGCGCCACCAGCCTGTGGTAAAGATTGTAACATCTGAGCAATTTCAGATTGCTGCAATTCGTTTATGCTTGATTTTCTTTGACCCACTACATTGGTGAGTGAATTTAAAGCTTTTAATACTTTGGTGCCTTCATTGGTATCCACACCTAAAGCAGCTAGAGATTGTTCGAGTAAATCCATTGCCATACCCACATTGATTAATGCACCTTCGCGTGAACCCATTTTTGGTTCTGGAGTTGACATTGGAGATGCCATTGGAGCGGTTTCATCTCCTGACATGATTGTTTCAGTTTCGGTAACGGATACATCTTCCGTTGGCTCTGGAGTTGTCTTTTCAGGACTTTCCATCATTCTTAACAATTCTTGTGAAGGTTGTTCCATAACTTAATCCTCATGTTTGATAAGCATATCTTATCATAATACAAAAAATGATAAACAAATTAAATAACACTTGTCAACATTTATTTTCTGCACTTGCGACCTTTTCTCATTTTATTCTCCTAAAAACCGCGTTTATTTGAACGATAAGCACGATCGCCTACACGTCCGCCATAGTTTCTCATCCCTTGGACACGATACTCTAAATTGGCTGGTGCATCTAATCGTGTCAATTGACTAGATTCCATTCTAGGTTGATCGGCTTTGGGTGTAACCATACTTGCTTTATCTTCCATACTATTCTCCCATGTCAGGTTCTGGTGCCGTAGCAGCAGGAGGAGGTTCTTTACTTCCTCCTTGTTGTTCTGGTGGCATCATTGCCATCATTGCCGCCTGCTGTTCTTCATTTGCTCGTAACTTTTCTTTGAGTAATTGTTTCATTGGAGGTTCAAGCAAATCAATGAGACCTTCACGATCAATCGCTTGCGCTTTAAAGAGATTGAAGGCAAGTTGTCGTAAATCTTCAGTAAAGATTGGACTGTTAGAATGTGCGTCTACTTTGACCACAAAATCATCGGTAAATTGTTCAGCAATAAACGGCATATTATCTACGTCATTGTAGTGAGTGCCATCATACACACGCATCAGTTTTAAATACAAGGTTGCTATTTTTTCCAGTGCGTCTTCGACAATAATCGCTCGTTTCTTCGCACGTGAAGAACCTAGTCGTGCTAGTTGTGAAGCGTGTCCGGCAGATCGCACACCTTGCTCACCTCGTCCAGAGAGTACCGATGAAATTCCAGACGCTTCTGCAAACATGGCGTCCACTTCATGGATCACTTCAAAAAGTTGTTGTGGCATTTGTGGTGCCACACGCTCCACTTTGGTATTCGGTAAATCACTGGCTAATAGACCACCTGCACGATTTAGTGCAAAGTTCTTCTCATCTAAAATACCGGTAAAACCGATTAAAGCTGTTGGTGGATTCACCTGTTTAGATAATAAATCTAAAATTTCAGTCATGCGTTTATTACGCAATTGTTGTAAAAACACTAAGCGTTGGACTTCCGATTGTCCCCAATAATAATCGTATTGTGGATTTGGACACACCTGAATGAATGGACATTCACCTTTGAGGAATACGGATTCACCTGGGCGATCATAAATGACCACATCAGGATCAGCAATGGTCACCACCTGATAATCTTTGGTTTCATCATTCCATACCCATAACTCATTCATCTCTACAGTGTCTTCAGCCACACGCGCTTTGTAACGCTGATTACCAGATAAATCTAAATTGACGTTACCATAGATCGTTGGGTTAGATTGGCTCATCACAATGCGATCAATGCCTTCAGGAACCTCAGCGCCTGTTTCATGGTACGCAGAATTGACGCGATCCAAGATTTCATCGCGTTTAGGATGAGAATACAAGCGATTCATCAATTCTGACTTGGTAATGTAGTATTTTTGCACAATCGCCTCTTGACGATCGGTATACGGTGAATCTTCACGTAATACACCGACCATGCCGGGTTCAATCATGTAGGGATGAATACCCCCGCGATAAATCAATTTTACAAAAGTCGAGTTGTAACACAGCGCCCAAGTGAGTGCATTACTGAATACTTGGTCACAATTACTGTTCAGCCACTCATCATTCAGTGCTTTTGTTAACACAGGCACCCGTCTGAACTCAGATGCGGGTACAGCGGCACCTAAATCAATTGAAAAGCGTGTGGTTTCTGCAGAAAACAAAAAAGAAGTGAGTTGATCGATGTGTGGGTAGATTTTATTAAAAATCGCAGGTGCTTCTTCAGGTGCAGCGCCAAATAAGTAATAATTACGTAATACCGCATAGTCGGCTTTACGTTCTTCAGCTGAAACACCACATTTTTGAATGAGATCAAGATAAAAATTCTCTCGATCGACATTATTCTCCGGAATTCGCATTCTTATCCACCTTTAGGTTCTCATGGTCGGCAATATAACTCGCAGCTTTTGGTCCAGACAAATTTCCTGCCTGATTTGGTGCAAAACCTACTGATTCATCTCGTACTGGCTTCACAACGCCCCCTTTAAGCAAACTGTCTAAATTATATTGTCCTGCATTTCCCCACATCACCGCATCCCCTGGTCTTGCTTCAGCTGGTGGAGCCGCATTATTCCGCGTGAGATAATTGCTTTGCGTATCACCTTCGCGCGTAGACTTAATATCAGTCATTTTAAAATCTTGTGCTAAGTTGTCAAGCGTTTTATCGTTGCTTTTTGTTTTATCTGATTTTAAATTAAACGGTTGCAAAAAAACTTTCATAATGTTTTCAGTGCATCCTTCAGGACAGATTGGTTCTGTACTTTCAAAAAATCCATGTAAATCACATTTGTAATCACTAATCACTGCCATAATTATCCCCTTTTCAGTTGTTCACAAATATCCAAATTAGAATAATCAGCACTGTTTTTAATGCCAATATCCATTTTGAATTCTCCATTCACAAGTTTCAAACCCAAAGTGCGTTTTAGCCTTGGTTTTGCTTCCTTGCGATAATCTACAAATCGAGTGCGGTCTTGATTCATCATAATTTTAACCTCACCATTTTTCCACGCGGTGTAGCCTTTAGACACACGAAATTGAATGTACTCCGTCAATGGCATATTTTCCATGATAAACACATCCCATAAAATTTGTCTTGACACCCCACAGAGTTCAGCAAATAGATCATGCGAAATACCCCGATGTTCATCTTTCAAAAACTTTTTGATGATGCGTAATAATTCTTTTTTAGGATGTGCTGATCTCATAAGCGTAATGTTTAAATAAATCTAAAACTTTATCTTCCCAAGCAATCTTGTCAAAAGTCTCTTGAGGCATCTTCCAATCCATTTTTAAATTATCCGTTAATTGACGGAAACGACTGTGTTGTCCAAAAATCTTTTTAATGTCAATGTCTTGGTGCATCACAGGATGTAAATGTTCAAATGAAAAATATTTAGCCACGTCAATCGGAGCAAAACGAAAGCCTAACTTCTCAAAGGTTGGACGCATAAAACAACACAGTTGCACGTCCTCGTTATTCAGTTCAGGAAAGTCACACAATTGTTTAAATATGCCATAACGGCTTGGAGCTTCTAAAAAACGTTTTGAACGTAAACTAAATCCACCGTTCTGCACCACCAATGGATTGTTTTTATTCCACCATTCATACCAACGATAATAAATACCATTGCATAATGCACCGTGTGTGGGTGCGCCAATGTAATCAAAATCAAAAAACGCATCATTCCAATTGTCTGCATTTAACACCCAGCCATCACTTTGCACCATTAAAGCAAAGTCGGTATGAATGTGCTGATGTAAACAAAAAATCATAAAATCTTGATACTGGTCAAGGTTCATTTCATCAGGCAATAATAAAAAATCATTGTCTTTTATCTCGTCATCACTGAGTTTGATATTGGATACAATTAAACCATGAGAGCCGGGTAAGTTTTTACGATTCCAATAGAGGCTCGGTAAATGTTCTTTGATGCCGCCTTTGCCATGAATAACTACGACCGTCACTTCGCTAAACTTATTGTTGTCCATATAATCCTAATTTACGTAAGTAATCGGACACATTGCGACCGACTGCAATTTCTTCAGGGGTAAAATCATCTTGTATGCGATTGATTTTACGCGTTATTTTTTGTTGAATGAGGCGAGGCTGTACTTGTTCAGCAAAAGCGGCACACGCTAATGCACTGGCAATCACACGATCATCTTTATTGCGTCCTGAGGCTAAGATGGAACTGCCATCACGTACAATGGTTTTCATTTCTTCTAACAAGTCCATAGAAAATACGTCCATCATGCCGCGTTCAAAATAATCCTTCATGTAAGACAGCATACGTTCTTTCGTTTGTGAGGTGGTCAGCCAGCCAATTGAATTACTAATGCCGCCTAAAGTATCA